CCCTTTGAAGCCATCTGAGTAAATGCCGTGAACATTCGGTCTACGGATTGTGGAGCCATGTGTAATACTGAAGCAACAGCTGTTACTGATAAAAATAATCGATCAATCGCGGCTGTTGGCAATGTCGCTGAAGCTGATGCTCTAAATTTCGCGTATGATTTTGATAGCGTTTCTAATTCTACACCGTATGCACGAGCCGCTCTAGCTACAAAATCAAACGCCTCCTTTGATTTAGCTATAGAAGTTGTTGACACATACATAGACGCCATGAATTGTTGATAGCTTCGATCAACGCTAATCATTTTATCAATAAATGAGCTAAACATTTTGAGCGGAATTGATAAAATCATTGCTGACCTTAATACAAGCCAGGCATTTGACAATTTCCGCAACAGTGATGAATTTCGATCGGCGGCTCTACCTACACGATCGAAATTATTATTTGTTTGGTTAATTTGAATATTTAGATTTGTCGTAGCGTTAACAATTGAATTAATCGCTTGAACTGTTTGAGCTGAGCCACGCTGCGCACCAGATGGGTCGATGATAATATGTAAAGTATTTGAAGCCATGAGCCACCTACCCGAACCGTTTACGGTCAAATGATAAATCAGTTACTATATTTAAAAAATTTAAATCGTTAGCCATCGCGTTAAAAGCTGCCAACTGTGTAAATGGGATGCTGTTTTCATATACATCTTTTAACCCGTCCCAATCGACAAGCACTTTTGTCGATAACAAAAACGCTAAATCATCTGTCGACATTGAAGATTTAATTTTCTTTGAAAGCTTCAATTCTTCACAAACATATAAAGCGTAATTTAAACATAGTTTGGATGCTCCAACGTCAATCCATCGATTTGTAAATACAGAATCACACTCTTCTTGAATAATGGCTAAATCCATATCTACCTCACGTATGAAAATTCAATATTCGCACTAACTTGATTGTATGGAATGTCAGTAGTTGTTTGCGTTTGAGATAGCGTATGCTGTAAAATCTTTAGTTCAAATTCATCAAAGACAATACCATTATCGATTAAACCACTTAAGCACATTGCAAAATCTTGAGCTAATGTAACAGAGTCGGCTAAACCTTCGCCTCTAGATGATACAACTCTGAATGTTACACAGCCAAACAATCGTTTATTGCCTTTGAGATTTAGCTTAACTCCTGGATAATACTTAACAAGAATCTCTACAAAATTTGATGCGTTCGATTCATCGATCTCAGTATTTGGATATTTAATTTTTGAACTATCGAATTGAATTAACGTAGCATGAGCTGCGATTTTACCAGTTACGAAATTTAAAAAATCTAGTTCTGTCATGTTATACTCGCTAATTTGATCGCTACATTCATTACACCATTTGGAGCTTGTGGGGACCATCCATTTTCAATCAATGATGCGTAAGGCGAGCCGTTTGAAACATAAAACTTTCTATAAAATTGTGTAGGTAGAGACGGTCTAGATGGTTTTGGAAGTACATTCCCAGGAATTTGGCGGCCGACATAATAATTAGCTGGAGCGCCTTCAGTAACCATCCATGAAGCTCTATATCCACCTGTAAATACCGGAGATAATTCAACACACAAATCGAAAACCTTTAAAGCGCTTTTTCGAGTTAGATCATAAACCAAAGCGTCAACTGTACGTTTATAATCTAAAAGATTCCAATCCCAATAGACTCCGCGCTTCATATTGTCACCAAATTAGCCGCTCTGGTTTCGTTAGTATGCTTACAACTACCAACGTAAATTTATTTGATAAAAATCAGAGCGGCTTACTTTACTGATTTAAAATAACTCTGAATATATCCGCTCTGATTTCGTTAGTATGCTTACAACTACCAACGTAAATTTATTTGATAAAACTCAGAGCGCTATTTTATACTGCAAATAATGGTCCAGAGCGCTACTCTCGATCCGACGATAGATTCAACAATTTGTTTAACTCTATAAACCTTAGAATTATATTCAATTAATTTATTAAACGATATAATGTAGGATTTATCAGCGATTACATACATCTTTAAATCAGATTGCAATAGTCCGCTAGCTTGAATTTCTTCGATGGTTAATTTTTCGGGGATTATTTCAACAGTGGTTTTTACAGTGTCCTTAACTACACGATTTGTAGATGGGTCGAATTCACCTTGTTCATTTATAATGAATCCATTCGACAAAGCCTCAGGAAACTGAGACTTAATCGCTGATACAGCTGTTGATAAAACCCAATCTATTGAAATCATCGTAAAACTCGCACATTATAAGCCGTGGAATCATCTGATAAACCTGTATAAAACCCAAGCGTGTTTAGCAATGATACAATCATTTTTGGCACTATCCGACTTGCAATGGACTCATTAGAATCCATAGACAATGATATAGGCCCAACTTTTAAAGATTTTAAATTTGTTGCCACTGTTGAAATTCCACCAGCCTTTGTTAAATGTAGAGCCATTAAAGCCACTGCATACTTAATAAGGTTTGGAACTGCGTCAGATGGAATTTGTCGACCATCTCTATCAACTGCGCCTGTTCTAGGCCAACGCAATTCTTGAGCTGGATCCGTAATCGATCCAAACCAATCAAAATTTGAATCTATTAAAAATGAAGCTTGAATTAAAGATGCATTTTTATTAGATTCAGTTAGAGACAACCATGACTCAGCTCCGATTGTATTTGTCAATAATTCGGTTGCTTCTTCTACAGTTAAATAGCTTTGCTGAGGCATGGTTTAATCCTTACATGTTGTCTTCTGGTTTTGCTTCAGAAGGTTTTACTTCTGCTTGCTCAGCTGCGGCTTGCTCAGCCGCTGCTTGCTCAGCTGCTGCTTGCTCAGCTGCTGCTTGCTCAGCTGCTGCTTGAGCTTCTTGTGAATCGGCTGCTGCCTTCTTCAAATGAGTTGCGGCTTGCTTGGCAGAAATTTCTTTGCAACCATAATAATTCGTGAGAATCGGTTCAACCGTCTTTTTAGCTGATTCATCCACAGCGATCACGCCAAATTTGAAAACGTATGGACCGGATTGTGTAATCTCTTGCTCACGAAAATTTGGATTAAAATAATGTTGAGTCATTTTGAGCTCTCCAAATAGGTCATAAAAAGTGTCGCATTGCGAGCTCTGACCCTCAACAATGCGACAAAAATGGTGAACCTTAGTTTGTAATACCTGGCATCGCATACAAACCTAATTGGCTGAAGTTTGCAAGGCCGCAATACATTTTAACACGAGTGATTGTCTCGTCTTTAGTTTCCGATTCACCAATTTCAGTTACACGGATACCAGCTTCACCAGCTGCAGTCAGACCCGCAATACCGTGTTTACCTGAACCATCATCTAATGTACCAGCGAACAACGTAGTTGTATTTGTCGCAGTGCCTTTGGTTTGGTTAGTAGCGATGAAATCGTTACGGAACATTGGAACTCCGCGATATGCAGGAACTTGACGACCAGATGGAAGAGTTACAACATCACCGATAGTTGCACCGCCTAAGGCACGCAATAAAGCGTAGTATGAACGAATCGTACGAGCAGACGCAAGAATATAGTCAACTTGACCGTCTTTGTCTTTTACTGAATCGATTAATTCGTCAAGCAATTCGAATTGAAGAGCTGAGCCGTTTGCACCGATATTCAGAATCTGGCTTGCACTTGTAAGAGCTGCCAAACCTTGGAATGAATTAGATGTACCATCGCCGTTAATCAAAGAATTTTGGAATTGACGACCAAGAGATTTTGCTTTTGACATGATTTGAACGGTTTTTTGATCGTTGATATTGCTACGAGTCGCTTGAATCAAACCGTTGACTTCTGCATCACCAACCAAGGTAGTTAGTGAAGAAGTAATTTGATCAAATGTCGCTGGATTTTTTGCAGTAATTGTATCACCGACACCTGCAAATTGAATATCACCAAGAGTTTTTTCGCGGTTGTACGACAAGGCATTACCTTCGATTTCTTGGAATGGAAGGATTTCAAAGAATGGGTTCACTTCTACAATGGATTCGATAATACCAGCGTAAAGAAGATTTTGGGATAATTTTGCCGATTCGGCGAGGGTAACGGTAGCCATGATAATTCTCCAATAAGGCTAAAATATTTAATTCTCCTCACCGAGGAAGCAATCAATACCATTGAATAAGTAAATTATATTGTATTAATGCAACGATGAGTGATCCTTTATCATGGTCCATTAAAAAAGGCAGCCGTAGCTGCCTTTTTAATCTGAATCAGCGATTAAGGCTGATTTAAACCAGCAGCAATCTTCTGAGCCGCTGTCATTTGATCACGTGGAACTTCAGTGTTAAATGAGCCACCTTTACCACCGCCGCCGTGATTATCAGCGAAGAAATATGGAGCTTCTTTTGCAAGATTTTTAGCCCATTCGAATGGAGACATTGGATTTACACCATCAGCGCCATATACAGGTTGACCGTCTTTCATGATAACAGCTTTACCATTAATAACAGAGAATGTGCCGTTTGCACGATTCTCAATATCGATAAGCGCTGCGGGCAATGCACCAGCTTTTAAAGCCGCTGTACGAACTTCGGTACCAATAAGCGTTTTGTAATATTGGCCAGTAGTTTCAGTCAGCTTGTTTGTAAGCTCTTGAACCGTTTCGCCATGTGCTTTTGTTGCGGCTTCAAGACGTGCTTGAACAATTTTGTCAATGTCTTGATCGCCTTTAAAAGCTTCAGCTTTAGTTTTATATTCGCTCCATTTTGTTGGATCGACACCTTCAAATGATTTTAATTTTTCAGCGAGTGAATTTTTTTCATTTGTCAGAGTGATATTATTATCGCGGAACTCATCAAGACGAGTTTTCGGCACAACGCCTTCAACTTGTAATTGATATTTGCCGGTTTCTTCATTTTTAACGTAAAGACCGCGATGTTGCTCGTTCACCGAATCGAGTGAATCAACGATA